CCGGCAACGGTGGGACAACCACAGGGGTCTCGCGCCTCCCTATGGCATCTCCATTCGCTGCTCCCGTACTTCTCCCTGGTCTTGGCCTGCGGTTCCGGGTGATTGTTCGTTCCTGGAACGCTTTCGGCACACGTAACTGGTTGGACCCGGCAGAAGCAGCATTGGCTGGAGTAGGTTGCTTAGCGCGTTCCTTTCCAGTCGCTCCCCTGCCCTGTGTATGCCTGCCGCCGTGACCTGCAGTGCTGTCAAAGCTCCGAGGAACTCCCGAACAGCTCGCTGCAGTTGCAGAGTGGTCGCCTGGTACGTCAGTGCTCGCGACGACAGTTCTGCTTCGATTTGCGACACTTGGCATGATAGCTGGTCCAATGTTCTTATCAGTTCGTATGTCGGTATGTACTGTAGGCCCTGCATGATTTGTAGCATCAGCTGCCCTGCTTGATTGCATGTCCCCCGGGCGGCGCACTTCGCCGTCCACCTCGCATTCAACACGTACCTCAAGAGGCGGTACCGTCAGCTTGGGCATTCCATCAAAGCCACCAGTATAATGCTCCAAATCATAACAATAGTTGGTGACATCGATGGTGTTAACGCCCAAGCTCTTGGCCACAATGTGCGGATATTTGTCAATTTCTTCCTGTGGCCAAGGTGCTGCGAGGCACTCTTTGTTCTTACTCCAATATGGGACATCTTCCAAGTCAACAGGTTTTGACGTCTGGATGATGCTCAATATGCGTGTACACCACTGTGATATGACAGGTGTTTTGCCATCAGTGACAAGATATGCATGAGCCTTGGCCGCCAAGCAGTCAAGTGGTGGCATATCGTGGTTTATGGTTGTGTGTATCTTCAGCAGTGCACGCAATGGTTCAGTCATAGAGTCGGGGGTTGTCCACGGATCCACGAATATTCGTGAAAGAAAAGTGACTGGTTGGTGTTTGATGTTAACGGACATTCGGAGTGGTAACCCCAATGTCGCGGATGTGTCCAACACTGTACGAACCAGTGTTGGATCAGCTACCAGTTTTCCATGTACAACTGAGTCATCCCCATAGAATAGACCCATGTTTGCAAAGAGCCAGTTGGCTGCTAAACCCTGCTGTCGTCCAGCAGCATAGAACACAAACGCGTTCATCATGGTGTTGGAGTCAGTAGTGAGTGGTGAGCCACTAAGGCGGCTGCAAACAGGATCATAGCGTATTCCGGTCTTGGTGTACGCTCTGGGGTTCATTTCTGCACTCAAGAGTCTGGTGAGTTCGTCTCGATGCTCATTACGCACCCAGCGGAGGTACGCCGCTTGCTCGATGTTGATACGTAACCATGATGTCACATGGCCATCAAAGCGGCTAAAATCACCCTCCGCGAGGCGCTCGCAGTTTGATGCTAGTTGTTGTATTGCAGCAGCTATGGCTTGTGGCGTGCGACATGGCATATACCATGGGACATGCGACAGTATGCTCTTCTTGAAGCCATAGGTGAAGGTTGATAATCCAAGTGTGTGTGTGACAGGTACTGTGCTGATGTTCCGCGGGTCATTTGGGCCGTTGTAAGCCTCTGATTTCAAGAATGATGACACTGCGAATTTTATATTGGTGACCCATTGCACAGCCTTTGATCGCTGTCGTTGGCGCGGGAGGTCTTGCGCCATAATGACGTCATCGTATGTGACGGGTGATCCAATGTGCTTGACAGGCACTAACAATTCGACAAACTCGCGGGCATATTCCATGAATCGGTTATGCACTTTAGCCTTTGTTGTTAACACGGCAAACTTTGCGCTTGCGAATCGCTGCGGCTCTACAACACGCCCAAGTAAACACTGCTCCTCATTTGCGGCTGATTTTACTGGATAGACTGCCTCCTCGGACAATGGGCTGGGCCCACATCTCCGAGCATACATCTTATCCTCAGTGATCTTCTTGCCCAAACAACAGTTGAAATGTGCTGCTGGGACGCCGGGAAGGAAAGTAGTGTATTTTGGTGTGTTGGATCCTGCTATAAGGTAGTCATGCAACACTGTTGCTCCGTCTTCATCGGTATTCTTGTTGACACGTCTCCAAGTTTCAGCAAGTGTGTGTGCTCCACGGTTGTGTTTATGCACAAGCAACGCTGCATTAAAGGTTGCTTCAGGCAGTGTGACACATGATGTGAAACCGTTAGCACACAATGATATATATGGTCCATCAGGTTTGACGACACGGATGATGTTATACCGCATGCCGTTACCGAGAGTCTGTGTGATGGTTGCTCTTTTCAGCTCGAACCGTTTCCATGGGAACCAGCAGGGTGCAACAGCATAGGGCACTATGCTTATGATGCGTCGATGCTGGCTGATACTGAAGTGGTCGACTGATGAAAAGACTAACCTAACCCGGAGCCATGCGAAGAACATGCTCCAGAATCGTAGGATGACATTACTCAGAGTCCAGTTGGTTGATGGTTTGTCCACGGTCACGACAGTGTCACTAGAGTAATCCCAAAGTTGGTGCTCGTAGCATCCTCCACCTGAGACCGAGAACTGGAGGGTGTTATCAGTTATGGAAAAGAATCCCTCGTCTGCGGTCCCGGCAGTTGCCTCAGGTACCATAGTGTATAGAAGTATTGGCCGTTTGAATGATAGCCAGTATTCCATGTCAGTGTAGTAATCGCAGTCCGTCATGATGATAACATGTTGGTCTGTTATCACATCATCACGGATGTCCATTTGAAAGTCGTTTGGTGCATAGTAATACCTGCAGCCAGGACCATCATCGCGAGATGACGGGCTGACAAAATAGGGTGTTAATCCTGCAGCATGGACAAGGTTCTTCATCGCTGCATTTGCGGTATTACGGTGCGTTGCAAGCACTGGATGTGGGTGTGCTGCTCGCACTCCAAACGGTGCCAGGTCGAGGTTCTGCTGCACAAACCTACGGAAATCACCATTGATGCGTTTCCGGGTTCTACTGCACAGCTTTGACATCTCGCGTGGCGTTGATAGTTTCGCTACTCGCTGGGTGATGCACCTATGCAGGAAAACTGCAAAGGCCATCAATCCTATGACACAGATGATCAAGGTCCAAGGGTCACTTAATACCTGATCCATCGCGTCGTAG